ACAAGTTGCATGTGGCGCAACGCTCGACGTGCATCTGTCCCCAGCGATGAAAGGGTCAGCGATTCTTGTTGGCGTTCGAGAGCTGCAAAAGTGGACGACAGTTGTCAGGTCTATGACGATGGCTGGACAAGTTCGCCACACAGGAGAAGAGCTACTAGTCGAACAACTCAACAGGGCAGTCCTTGTCAAGCATCAGGGTCACATGTCTCTCAGCTCTGCTAGATCACCGGGGCCTATAGAACTGACACGCGCATACGTGTGGGCTGTGGCTATGGCTGGCAAACCCAAAGCACAAACAAAAGTCGCTTACGCCTTTTCCTCATAATTTCTTTATCTTTGGATAATCGTTGCAAATGCAACAAGCGTGTGTCACAATCACAGTGATGGGATTATTCACTCGCACCAATGCACCTGCGTTTGCAGCTGAGCCAATCAAGGCTGCAGCTGGAGTTGCTGGATACGGTGTAAACAGTTACATCTCTTGGACTGGCTCGTTCCGTCGTGAGCAAGCAATTCAAATCCCAACAATCTCTCGCGCACGTGACCTAATCGTGTCGCTCATCTCTGGCCTTCCCTTCAACCAGTACTCGCTTATGTGGGATGACCAAGCAGGCGAGTACGAAGAGCTCATGATTCCGTCGGAGACTTGGATGTCTCGACCTGATCCAAAAGTGACGCGCCAGTTCATCCTCGGATGGACAGTTGATGACCTCCTATTTTTTGGGCGCGCCCACTGGGTGATTACCTCACGCTCGTCTACAACTGGATTCCCTTTGTCTTTCCAGTGGATACCTGCAGCCGACGTTTACTTGCCAAACATGCCGGGCCCTCAATACTGGTCAGCCCCCACAGAGATTGAGTTCAACGGCGCAAAACTCGACCCGAAAGACGTAATCACTTTTTTGTCTCCGATTCAATCGTGGCTGACCATGGGTGCTCGCGCCATTGAAATCTCAAACCGTCTTGACAATGCAGCGATGCGCTTTGCAAGCAACGAGATCACAGCTGGCTATCTGCAACAGACCAACGGCTCTGAGCCGATGGACGGTGAAGCACTTGGTGACTTGTGTGCAGCTTGGTCGCAGGCTCGCCAGCGCAACGCCATCGGCGCACTCAATAGTTCTGTGGAATGGAAAGAGTTCAACAGCGACCCATCGAAGCTTCAACTTGTTGAGGCTCGCAAGCATCAAATGACAGAACTTGCAAACCTTTGCAATGTTCCACAAGTACTCGTCGGTGCCGACGCTGGCACAGGCATGACATACAACAATGTGCAGGAATCGCAACGCGCTCTCTACATGTCAGCCAAGCAATACATCGAGTGCATTAGTCAGACTCTCTCTATGGACAATGTCTTGCCACGTGGACGCTTTTGTAAACTAGACATCTCCGACTACATCGACCACGCTGAAGAAGACAACATGGTTGATACTCCAGACCCCATCGCAAACGTGAGGACACAATGAAACTCAATCTAGAATCTCCAATCTTTTCGATAATTTCTGCAGGGCCAGACGGCTTACCCCGACGCACTATCGAAGGTGTAGCAGTGGAATGGAACACAATTGCAACTGTTTCTTCAGGACAGCAAGTCAAGTTCCTTCCCGGCTCCCTTCCCACTGACGGCCCTGCACCCAAGTTCATGCTTGACCACTCAGCAGAAAAGCCTCTCGGCATGGTTACTGAGCGAGTCGATACAGGCGAGGCAATGTTGTTCTCAGCCAAAGTTGGCCCCGGTCAAGTCCGTGATGAAGTGCTCGCCATGGCTGGCCCCGGCGAGTATTACGATTCCGTCTCAGTCGGAGTCGAACCAGTCGATTACACATTCGATGAGAATGTCATGATCGTAAAGTCAGGCCGTTGGATGGAGCTCTCATTGCTTCCATTCGGCGCGTTTGCATCAGCGAAAGTCGCTCAAGTAGCAGCGTCTGAACCTGAACCAGAAGAACCCACAACCAATGATTCCGAGGAGGAACAACAAGTGGAAACACCAGAAACCCCATCAGCAGTTGA